CGTGGTTTTCAAATTAAGAACGCTATTGACTGGAGGAAGTTTACTAGTGGCGCTATCTAAAAATGACAACCACCCGATACCTAATCATAGATAAAGTAAACGAAGTATATCTCAAAATAGAAGCAGAGGCTGATATTCGTAGAGAGCTTGGTGAGTATTTTACATTTGAAGTACCAGGCTTTAAGTTTATGCCTCAATATAGAAATAGAGTTTGGGATGGTAAAATTAGATTGTTTTCATATGCGACTGGTAAAATATATGCTGGTCTTTATCCATATATAAAAAATTGGTGTAAAGAAAATGATGTACATATTGTTGATGGTACAAAAATAAAAGAAAAAACTGTTGATGATAGTAAGATAGACGAATTAATCAAAGCATTAAAATTACCACACGAAGTAAGAGATTATCAAAGAGAAGCTTTTAAGTATTCTGTAGAAAAAGATAGATGTTTGCTTGTGTCGCCTACAGCATCTGGTAAATCACTCATAATCTATCTGATGTTAATATATAATTTATTAAGACTAAAAGATACAAAAGAAGATAAAATCCTTATTATAGTGCCCACTACATCACTTGTAGAGCAGTTATTTAAAGACTTTAAAGATTATGGTTATAATAGTGAAAGAAATGTACACAAAATTTATCAAGGCCACGAAAAAGAAACAAACAAAAGAGTTATAATATCTACTTGGCAATCAATATATAATTTACCTAAAAAATGGTTTAATCAGTTTGGTATGATTGTGGGCGATGAAGCGCATTTATTTAAGGCAATGTCATTGACCAAACTTATGACAAAATTAGAAAAATGTAAATATAGAGTTGGTCTTACAGGAACACTTGATGGTAGTAAAACACATAAGCTTGTATTAGAAGGTTTGTTTGGTGCTGTTAATAAGGTTGTATCAACTAGTGAACTTATTGATGAGGGTAAACTAGCAGAACTAAAGATTATATGTTTGGTATTACAACACGATAAAACAGCTAGACACTTTTTAAAAGATAAAACTTACCAAGAAGAAATGGACTACTTGGTGTCAAATGAAAAAAGAAATAAATATATTAGAAACTTAGCTACATCTTTGAATGGTAATACACTATGTTTATTTCAATATGTAGAAAAACACGGAAAGAATTTATATGAATCTATACGAGAACGAGCGGGAAGCGAAAAAAAAGTCTTCTACGTTTACGGAGGAGTTGAAGCAGATGAACGAGAGCAAATTAGAGAAATTACAGAAAAATCTGACAACGCTATTATCGTTGCAAGTTATGGGACTTTCTCTACGGGCATTAATATACGGAACTTGCATAACATTATCTTTTCTAGTCCTAGCAAATCCAGGATAAGAAATCTACAAAGTATTGGTAGAGGATTAAGACTAAAAGACGATAACAGCGCAGCCACTTTATATGACTTGGCAGATGATATATCATATAATGGTAAAGAAAATTACACTTTACAACACTTCAAAGAAAGAATAAATATATACAATAGCGAGGATTTTAATTACGAAATCCATAATGTGGAGTTAAGCAATGGTACAAAAGACAACAAGTAAACCTAGCCCGATAAAGATTATTAAATTAGTCAATGGCGATGATATAGTTTGTGCATTACCAGCTGAACAACTAGGCGATAAATCTCCTATGTTAAGATTAAGTAAACCTTTATTAGTAAAGTATGTACCACAATTTACTCCTGGTGGTGGTCTAAAAGACTATGTAGCTTTAATCAAATGGAGCCCCTACACAAAGGATATAATTATAACTATTCCAAAAGATAAGATTATGTCAATTGTAAACGCTAATATGGATATGACTAAAAGTTATGACTATGTTGTTAAAACATATGACAAAACTGTGCCTATCACAAAGAAACAAACTACGGCCACTTATCAAAGAGAAAGATTTAGTGATGAAGATAATGAGAAAGTAAATGAGATATTTGATGAGCTTGATGATGATGATTTTATTCCTAAAAAGACTATACACTAATAGACTCTATTCCTCTGATCGCTCTACAAGCTCTATTATACATAAAAAATTGAAAAAGTCAACGCTGATTTTAGGTAAAATAAAACAAATAAAATGTGCTTAAAACATTGACAAAATATGACAAAAATGGTATATTAATATTATGAACAAAATAAAAAAAGCTAAAGAACATTACGTTAATAACAAAGAATTTTTAGAGGCCATGAAAGCCTACAAGAAAGACGTAAACAAAGCTAAAAAAGAAAAACGAAACAAACCACCTGTGACTGATTATATAGGTAGTTGTTTTTTAAAGATAGCGAATCACTTATCATATAGACCTAACTTTATTAATTATACATTTAGAGACGATATGGTTAGCGATGGTATAGAAAATTGTTTACAATACCTTGATAATTTTAATCCTAAAAAATCTAATAATCCCTTTGCCTACTTCACGCAAATAATATATTACGCATTTGTAAGAAGAATACAAAAAGAGAAAAAACAAACGACTATTAAACATAAACTTATTATGGATAATAATTATGATGATATTGCTCTTCAACCTGGCGAAGATAGAGAGTTTAAAAATCAATTTAAAGAGTTTTTACAAAAAAATATTCGTATGGAAGAACCTGTAAAGAAAGAAAAAAAGGTTAAGAAAAAACGAGTCAAAAAAGCAACTTCTAAATTGTTTAATTAACATATGAAAATAGCACTGCTAAACGATACGCACTTTGGTGCGAGAAACGATAGTCCAGCATTTTTGGATTATTTTATGCGTTTCTATAATGAGATATTTTTTCCTTATCTAAAAGAAAACAATATAAAAACACTTATACATTTGGGTGATGTTGTTGATAGAAGAAAGTTTATTAACTTTAAAACAGCTCATACATTTAGACAAGACTTTATGCATAGGTTATACAAAGAGGGTATTGATACACACATCATACTTGGTAACCACGACACTTACTACAAAAACACAAATTCAGTAAATGCGATTAACGAATTATGTACAACATATGATGGTATAAAAGAACCTTGGATTTATGACAAAGCAGTAACAAAAAATTTTGGCGGCACCGACATCTGTTTAATACCTTGGATATGTGATGATAACTACGAGCATTCTACTAATGAAATACAAACAAGTAAAGCTCAACTTGCGTTAGGTCATTTAGAGATAAAAGGTTTTGAAATGCATAGTGGTCATATGAATATGCAAGGGTTAGATAAATCTATGTTTCACAGATTTGAAAAAGTGTTATCTGGTCACTTTCATAAGAAATCAGATGATGGACACATTTATTATCTAGGCACACAATATGAAATTACTTGGTCAGATTATAAGTGTCCAAAAGGATTTCATATATTAGATACAGAAACTAGAGAGATAGCTAGAGTGCCTAACCCAATGAGAATACATAAAAAATTAATATACAATGACAAAGAAAATGATTATGTAAATATGGACTTATCACATTTTACAGATACCTTTGTAAAAGTATTTGTTACAAATAAAACAAATGAAGAAATGTTTAATAATTTAATTGATAGGTTACATAACACAGTAGATACACACGAAGTTAATATTATAGAAGATTTAAATACAGATATAACAGCATCTGTAAAAGACAACGTACTAGAGCAAGGAGAAGACACACTTACATTTTTAGGTAACTATGTAGAACAAATAGATAGTGATTTAGATAAAAACAAACTTAAAAATGTTATGAAAGATTTATATACTGAAGCAAGTGAAAGATGATATTATTTAAAAAGATTAGATGGAAGAACTTTCTATCTACTGGAAATACCTTTGTTGAAATAGAACTAAACAAGTCTCAAATGACATTGATGATTGGTGCCAATGGCTCTGGTAAATCAACTATGTTAGACGCATTAACCTTTGCGTTATTTAACAGACCATTTAGATTAATCAAAAAAGAACAGATAGTAAATACAATAAACAATGGCGACACCAGAGTAGAGTTAGAGTTTCAAATAGGAACAAAAAACTTTAAAGTAATAAGAGCTATCAAACCTACGATATTTGAAATCTATTGTGATGGTGTGTTACAAAACCAAGACGCCTCTAGTGTTGATTATCAAAAAATATTAGAAGATCAAATTTTAAGATTAAACTACCGAGCGTTTAAACAAATCGCTGTACTAGGTTCCTCATCATATCAACCATTTATGCAAATGAGACCTAGACACAGACGAGAAGTGGTTGAAGAAATATTAGATATTAGAGTATTATCACACATGGATATACTTACAAGAAATCAACAAACAGAATTAGGTAAACAAATTGTAGATGCTAGACATCAATGTGATTTAATAGAATCAAAACACGAACTACAAACAAAACATTATAATGAATTAAAAAATAGAAGTACAGGCGACATTGATATTAAAAAACAAAAACTACAAGAAAACAAAGATGCCACAGATTCATATTTAAGAAAAATAGAAAAACTAGAAACAGAATATAAAGAACTAGATTCTAGTACAACTCAAAGACCTCAATACGAAACAAAACTAAAACAACTAGAGAAACTAGAAACAAAGATAGAACAAAATTTAGAAACACATAAAAAGAGTTTAGACTTTTTTGAGCAAAACGATAATTGTCCTGTATGTACTCAAAAGATAGAAGAAAAATTTAGAGACGAAAAGATAGAAAAAGAAAGAGCCAAAGTAGTCACACTCAATCAAGGTATGAAAGACTTGGTTGCTGAACTATCTAAAGTAGAAAACAAGATTACAGAATTCAATGGTATATCGGATAAGATATATGAAAACAAAATACAAATGTCAAAAGTAGAGTCCTCATTAAAAGAACTAAAAAGATTTACAGACACCTTACATAATGAGATACTATTGTTAGAAGGTAAAGATGAGGACGATAAAGATATACAAAATAGTTTACTTAAATTACAAGATGAACTAAAAGAAACAAAAGTGGAACTAGATAGAATTACAGAAGAAAAGAAATACCTAGATGTAGTTAGAGAAATATTATCAGATAGAGGTGCGAAAGCAAAAATCATTAAAAAGTATCTACCTATTATGAATAGTTTAATTAATCAATATTTACAATCTATGGACTTCTTTGTTTCTTTTCATTTAGATGAAGAATTTAAAGAGACTGTAAAGAGCAGACATAGAGATACCTTTGACTACAATAACTTTAGTGAGGGTGAAAAGATGAGAATAGACTTGGCACTAGTATTTACTTGGCGTGCTATCGCAAAGATGAAGAACAGTGCTAATACAAACTTAATGGTACTTGATGAGATATTTGATAGCTCGTTAGATGGTCAAGGTACAGATGACTTTTTTAAGATTGTAAACAAAATGGGAAAAGAAAACATCTTTATTATATCACACAAAGGCGATATATTATTTGACAAATTTACAAACATAATCAAGTTTGAAAAAGAACATAACTTTACTAAACTACAAACTGCTTAAATGACAATAGAATTATCACAATACTTTCCTACAACGTTTGGTGTTAGTCATTTTAAAGATGAAGATTATAGACAAGAACTAATAAAACATTGCTATGATTTAAAAACTAAAATAAAAAGTGGTGGACAGGATTGGTTATCAAATGAAACTTATAATACAAGTGATGGTCAATATAATATAGTTAATGATAAAAAATTTGAGACTTTAAATAAATGGATTGTTAAATCTGTAGAAGAATATTTAATCAAAACAACTATGAATATTACTTTAAATTTAGTAGATGGTTGGTTAAACATTTACAATAAAAACAACTACCAAGAATTACATAGACATAATACTTACGTTATGTCATGTATTTTTTATTTACAAGCACCTAATAATTTTGCTGAAACAATGTTTTATTCACCTTATAGTGAAATGGTAATAAATGAAATGACATATAAAAACCAAAAATTTGAACCATCTGGTCGTATAAATTTTAAAGCAAAAGAGGGTGATTTAGTAATGTTTAGAAGTTATGTACAACACGCAGTAGGATTACACAAAGATAATAAAGATAGAATTACACTAGCATACAACTTTAAGGAGGCAAAGTGAAAGAACTAAAATTAATACCACCAACAGATCCAAGAGTACAATCAGCAATCGCACCTTTCCAGGACGATATGTTAAAAGAACACGGTTTTAAAGATAGAAAAGAACTTACCGAATCTATGTTTGCGACAATGAAGAAATATGGTGGTATAGGTTTAACTTGTAATCAAGTTGGTTTACCATACAATATGTTTGTACTTGGCGATCATATAGGTTTAGAGAATGGTTTAAAGATGGCTTGTTTTAATCCTATGATTGTATCAACAGGTGTAGAAGAAGTTGCGATGAAAGAAGGTTGTCTAACTTTTCCATTTGTATTTCTAACAGTCACAAGGCCTAGAAAATGTGTAGTAAAATATGAAGATGAAAATGGCGATCTAAAAGAAGGTAGTTTAGATGGTATGTTTAGTAGAATATTTCAACACGAATATGACCACATATTAGGTAAAAACTTTACTGAATATGCGTCTAAAATGAAGTTAGATCGTGCTTACAAAAAAGCAGAAAAAGAAATGATGAAAGCTCAAAAATTACGTGCCGCTATGGTTGACAATAAAAAGTAAACCTGATACTATATAAAAATGACATACAAACCTTACTATATGAAAGATGTAATAGATAACTCTAATAAAGAGTTATTTAATGTTATATCTACTTTCGCTGGTGGTGGTGGGTCATCTACTGGTTATAGACTAGCAGGTGGTAAGATATTATGTGTAAATGAATTTGTAGAAGCCGCAGTTGATACTTACAAATCTAACTATCCAAACACACCTGTTTTACCAGATGATATAAAGAAACTTACGGGTGAAGACTTTTTAAAAGTCGCTGGTATCAAAAAAGGTGAATTAGATATACTAGACGGATCGCCACCTTGTTCTGCGTTTAGTATCGCAGGTAAAAGAGAAAAAGGTTGGGACCAAGAAAAGATATATTCAGATGGTAAAAAAGTAGAGAATATAGAAGACTTGTTTTTTGAGTTTACTCGTATCACAGCAGATATAATGCCTAAAGTTGTTATTGGTGAAAACGTTGCTGGTATTACAATGGGCGAAGCGACAGAATATAGAAATAGAATAATCAATGAGTTTGATAAACTAGGATATGAGACTGTATATAAAGTAATGAGTGCTGCTGATTTTGAGACACCACAAGATAGAAAAAGATGTTTCTTTGTTGCTGTAAGAAGTGATATTATGGATAAAGCTGGTCTTAACTTTATGACACTAGAAAGTGAAGTATATCCAGACCCTGTTACACCAAAACATATAGGTGTAAAAGAAGCGATAGAAGATTGTATCAATGACCCAGAGCAAGAAAAAGAACTATTTGAATATGTACAAAACGGCTTCCAAAAGAAGTGGATAGAACTATTAGAATTTAACCCAAAGAAACATAGAAAACCTAGTGATCCTGATTTTATAGACATTAACCCAAAGAGATCAATGTTTAATATGATTAGACC